AGATGATGATGAAGCGATCAAAGAGTACATCGAAGTCGGTATCGCTGCGGGTCTCCTTGGCGGGGTTATGGGGGGCGCTACGGGCCCGTTCCGTCGTCCTGCGACTAAAGCAACGCCACCTGCGGATGAAGAAACACCCCCTTCTATGTTCGGGCCCGAACCTCTTGGGCCTATGTTCGGTCCCCCACCTGCGCCTCTTGGCCTGCCTGCTCCGCCTCTTGGCCTGCCATCCCCTACGCCCCCTGCCGGTCGCCCTGCTATTGAGGTGATGGACGAGCTAGGCATCCCTAAGACTGCACCGATTCGAAAGCGCCAAGCGGCGGCTCTGGATACTGATAATAAGTTCTTGGCAGAACTTCGTAGGTTTTCTACACTTCCCGGCGTTAAGAAGGACACGCGTACGGCGGTCACCGACTACTTAGCTCGTGCGGCACCGGAGGTTACAGATGCAGAGCAACTTACAGGACGTAACGCAGCGCGAGCTGGAGCAGATGTTCCGGTTGATCAACGACTCATGGGAGTCAGCGAATTCGGAGACGGTGCGGGTAAAGATACCACCGTCGCTAAGCCACTTGACGCGGGACCAGTGGGAACACGCGACACGGCTCCTAGTCTGCCTACAGATGCAACAGGAGTGCAGCCCGATGCAGTAGCTCCTACGCCTGCGGCTCCTGCAGGCGCCCGCACCAGCGCAAAATATGTCGTGTCAACCGAAGACGCGGGCGAAATCCCGGCGCAGGTTATTCGGCTTCCTGACGGAAGCGCCACGGTGTTTACCGACACGTCTACGCAAGACTATCCCGCGGCTTTTGCGGAATCAAAGTCCGACGAAGGCCTTCTGGCTTATCAACTCGAGCCTCTAGGCTATAGAGGTGCCGCTCCTACGCCTGCGGCTCCTACGCCAGCTCCTGTGGCTACGCCAGCTCCTGTGGCTACGCCAGCTCCTGCGCGCGCTACAATTAAAGAAGCTAGGCCAGTGCCGTTTGGGCCTACTACCCTAACCCCGAAGCCGATTGCCGAGGGCAAGACGCTGTACCGTGAGACAGCCCCAAGCAGTCTGAAGTCCCTGCTCAACGCAGACGCACAAGCGGGGGCCATGAATATCTATGTTACTGACAACCCAGACTTGGCGCTTGGGCAAGGCGATAACCGTGGGGCCATAGTAACTTTCAGACCAGACAGTCTAGGCGGGCGAGTTAACCGCAAGCCTTCTGACGGCGCGGGCATAGGCCAAGAATATCAGGTCGATATGACATCTGGTGAGGCTGTAGCTACTATCGCCTTACCGACCGCAGATGCTAAGAAACTCGACGGTGCAACACGTAGAATGCTTAAGCGAGACTTTACGTCAACGAAAGCCAACGGGGTCACTACGTTTACTCGTAAGGGGTTAGAAGCAGCTCCTACGCCAGCTCCTACGCCAGCTCCTACGCCAGCTCCTACGCCAGCTCCTACGCCAGCTCCTACGCCAGCTCCCGCCGCTGCTCCTGCGGCTACGCCAACATTCGACCGTAACGCTATGCCGGGCTCCGAGACCGGTGCGCCCGGGCAGGTAATCCCGCAGCCGGGGATTCGCCCCGTGCAAGGTCGTACGTTGGAGACACAGGCAGCAGCGCAGCGTGCGCCAGTCGCGCAACAGCTTACATCAAAGGCTAAGTTGGAGACCGAAGCGGCACAAATTAAGCAGCTTCTAGCATCTCGCCGCAAGATGACGGAGCAAGCAAAGACCGATGGAGTAAAGCGCAGCGCCCTAGAAAAGCGGCTTCGTACGCGCCTGAACGCGGCTAACTCGCAGCTGTATAACGTAACCTCCTACCTGCGTAGTGAGGCCGGTAAGCAGCAGGCCGTGGCCGAAGGGCAAACCAACTACGTCAACATGATGCAGAGCGCTGAGAACGACTCCCTACGGCAGCAGCTTGCCGACTGGTACCAGCTAAACGCTCCTGCCGACGTGCAAGCCTTTGACGCGGATATTCGTGGCGATAGTACGGGAGCAGCTCGCATAGCAGAGCAAGCGGCCCAGCGCGATCCGACAACGGTTCCGGACAAGCGGAAGCTCCTAGAGCTGCTTAGCATGACACCCGAGCAGCTGAAGAAGAACAAATCCGCTCGTGCGGCGTATACATATTTCAGTAAGACTCGCGACGTTGCCGATGCGCTCGAGAACCTTGCGTTCGATGTAGGTAGTCCAGACGTGCCAAAGCGCCGTATCGGCGCCCCGAAGCTGGGGGCTCCACTGGAGGCATACTGGCAAGGTACAGGCAAGACAGCCGCAAACGATGCGTCTACGTGGGTTGAGGCCAACCTGTCCGAAGATGCTACGGCCTACATGGATGAACAGATCGCCTCCTACATAAACGACAACGCCGAAACCATTGCGGCAGTTATGGATAAAGAGACCATGACTCGCGTGGAGCGGGACAAGGCGGAGACGGCGTATCTCAAGACCTATATTGATGCAGAGACAGCCCTGCGTGGGGCTGAGGCGTTTGAAGACACAACACCGGAAGCGATGACGCGTGAAGAACTGCGCGCGCTCGACAACGACCGCATGGGTAACGACATAGACTTCGCTGAGATCGGTATCGACTTCGGTGACGCACTGATGCGTAGCAAGAACCGGTCGATTTCTTTCGGTCTCCAAGGCCGTCTGCACCCAACGGTTATCAAGGCGCTCCGTGCTGGCAATATGCGCGCTGCCCTGCAAGGGCTCGCGGCTACAAACATAGACCCGTATGTCCAGAACCTCGCCGCCAAACTCATAGAGTATGTGGGTGATACCAAGGTCTTCACGACTGCGATTGACCCGCAGGTCCGCTACCTGCTCACCGAGCGCAACACTGGGCTCGTTAGCCACGGTGCCTATATCCTCATGGATAAGGCCCAATATGCGCGCATGGTGAAGAAGAACTCTGAAGCCTACGCAGCGCAGATGCAGAACTCTATCTTGATCGACGAAGAGACCGGCTTGAATGCCCACACGATTCTGCACGAGATGATCCACGCAGCTACATCAAAAGAGCTGCGGACGAACCCTAACGGACCGTTTGCGAAGCGCATGGAGACCCTGCGTTTAGCGGCTATAGCCGCCGTAGGCCACGAGTTTGACGCTCGTGGAGAACCCCACCCATACGGATTTGACAACGTCAACGAGTTCGTAGCCGAGGCTATGTCTAACCCGGATTTCCAGCGGGTTCTGAGCCGTCTGTTCCCGAACACCAAGCGGGCCTCGGCGCTGACACAGTTCGTGCGCGATCTCTTCAACTTCGTACGTGCAAAAATCCTTAAGCGGTCGGTTAAAGACTACGACGGTGACAGCATGCTCGACGAAGTGGATTACCTCACGCAGTCTGTTTTCTCGCTGGCACCAGAGTATGCCTCGAAAGTATCGTTGTTTGGTGACGCGATGAGCCCCCGGAAAGCCCGCGAGGCGTTCGACACTATGGGTGCCCGCGTCAAAGAGTTCGGCCCAATCGACAAAGAAAAGTGGGACACCTTTCTCGCGGACGGGACTATACCGCGGTGGGTTCGCACCACAAACGCAAACCTGTTTATGCCTATCCGAAACCTCACCGAGTTCGCCAAGAAGTATTTCCCGAACGCCGACGATGTGTACCTACACATTACCGAACAGCGCGAAGTGGAGGAGTACCTCACCAAGACGGTATCTGGTTCGCTCCAGCACACTTCGAACTTCCTCAACGACAACCCGAGCCTAGAAAAACTTTTCCATTCGTTCCGCGTGCGCGCCAGTCGTCACGAGATCGACGTACGGAAGCCGATCGAGTACTATAGCAAGTACCTGATGACGTACTACAGGTTAGATGCGGACGGAAACCCTACGACGCGCGAGGTCGAGCGTTTTGATTCGTTCGAGGCCCGCAAAGCGCGTATTGACGAGGTGAACGCGGCCGAGAAGCTAGGTGCCCTCACCACAAAAGCCCGAAAGCTCAGCGATCCGGACGCGGATACACTAAAAATCTACGCCAACCTGCGCAAAGACTACGACAAGCTGGTCAAAGAGGGCGGCGAGACGTTCAAAGGCGAATACAATCGGATGCTCGGCGTACCGCAGTTCCTGCAAAAAGAAGCCGCTGCGGCTATAAAAGACCATATCGCGATTATGCACCCCGGGGTAGAGAACGCGGCGTCTCGCAACGCCATCCTGCGGGACATGTACAGCAAGATATTCTCGGAGAGGGGCCTCATAGCCTACCAATCCCTGCTGCGTTCTGGTGACTTCAAGCTGACGTATACGGGTATCAACCCCGACACGAACACTACGGAGACGCACTCGCATGGGTTCAAGACTTCCGGTGAGGCTCAGCGCGCTCTCGAGCTAATTAAGGCGCTACCTCCGGAATACAACATAACTATCCCCGCAGAACCTATCGTGCGCCGTACCCCACAGGACCGGATCACCAAAGCAATGGTTCCGGCTGCATTCGGGGCGGAAGTAAACGCGATTGTAGATAAGGCCATGAGGGCTCGAGCGGACCAAGCGGCGAAAGATGTATTAGCCCGAGGCGGTACAGAAGCCGACGCTAAGGCTGCACGAGACGCGGCAACGATAGAGGGGAAGAGTCTAGCCGAGGATATGAAGTCTCAAGTGACCCATCTGATACTAAACTCAATGCCGGAGTCGTCTATCTTCCAGAACTGGCGAGCGCGTACAGGTGTATCGGGCTTCAAGGGGGATGTGTCTCCCCTGAGGACTGCCATGGAAGAGCTGAACCCAGAAGGCGCGGAGATACTCGACGACCCGAAAGAGACCCGCGCCCTGACCGAGGCTAAGATGCAATCTCTTGTGCGTCAGGTAGCCGGTATCCGACAGCGCGCAGGTAGTGCTCGGGTATTGGCCGATCTAAGGGCCCAGAACGCGGTTCTCGCAGCTACGCTACCGCAGGGCGAGTTCGTCAAATCCCAAGTATACTATGAGGCGTTAAAAACCGCACTTGATAACCCCACGGTTAGACGGTCTAGGTTGATTGCTGGCCTAAACACAGGTGCGTTTGTGGGTACTTTGTGGGGCAACATGTCCTCAGTTACTTTTAACCTCATGGGCATGGTTATTGTTGTGGGGCCCAGATTGATCGCGCAGTACGGACCGGTCAAAGGCTCAAAGATGATGCTCAAGGCGCTTGGTATACTTATGGCCTCAGGCCGCACTCGCCTCGAGCCGGTTATTACGGCCGACGGGGAAGTCAGTACGGAGTCGATAGACGCAGGGTTCTTCGGGGTCTCCCTAAAGAACCGCACTTTCGGGGCGGTAGACACAAGTACGGCGTACGACAAAGGTGCGAACCGTGACAACGTGCTGCAGTATCTCGTAGAAGAAGGCACACGCCGGCACTTGTTTAATGACTCACTGCTGTACGACTACCTTGAGACGAACAAGGCGGGCCTCAATAACGTAGCCACAAAGGTGCTCCACGCAGGCGCAGCCCCTATGCACCATTCTGAGCGCTACATGCGTGAGACCACGCTGACGGCGAGCTACTTACTCGAGTTGGATCGGATTGCGGCTAAGAGCGGTACAGACGTACTTACAGAAGCCCAGATGCGTGAAGCGGCTAAGACCGCGGCATATGAAACTGAACGCATGACCGGTACTATCCCCGCAGCGGGTGCGCCGAACTGGGCTCTTAAAGGCGTTATGCCTGCGGTAGCCATGTTCAAACGCTATCCGATAGCAATCGTTAACATGTTGGTACATGACGGCAAACGAGCATTTCCGAGTAAGAGCAGTCTCATCGAGAAATTTGGCGAAGGTACGCCTGAGTTTGAGAACGCTATGGAGAGCCGCAAGATTGCGCGGCTGCAGCTCGCGGGAGTCCTCGGGAGTTTTGGTCTCTGGGCAGGTGCCGCTGGTATGCCTCTGTACGGTGCCATCGCCGACATATTTGATATGGCCTTCACCGACGACGACGAGGAGGGTTTTGACACTCTGACGCGGCGCGCCATCGGCGAGTTTGGATACAAGGGTCTAGGCAACTACTTGTTTGGTGTTGAGATGTCATCACGTATCGGCCTTAACGGTATCTTCTACCGCGAGCCTCTACGGGCAGACGACCAGCCACCGATCTGGAACCTCATCGAGGGCGCAGGCGGGCCGGCGATCAGCCTCTTACATGGGTGGTCATCTCGTAGCCGTGACCTATTCAACAATGGCGAGTACTATCGTGGTGTCGAATCTATGCTGCCTGCGTCCATGCGTAACGTCATGCGGTCATACCGATTCGCCACCACGGGAGGCGCGGAGTCGATGCGCGACGATATCATCTCCGATATCGGGCCGGGACAAGCCGTGGCACAGCTTTTCGGGTTCGCACCATCCACGTATATCCGGCAGTTGGAGCTGAACTCCGAAGCGAAGGAGATCGACACGGCCATCAATAATCGCCGCACTAGGCTACTTAAACGCCTGAATCTCGCTAGAAAGGCGCGAGATAACGAGGAGATTCGCGAAATCATGCGGGAAATCCGGGAGTTTACACGCGACCATCCGTACAACCCAATCACGGATGACACGATAGATAAGTCCGCAAAGACGTTTGCGAATACAACCGAACGCGTTATTCACGGGATGATCTACACGGATAAGAACCTCCCCGCCTTGAACGACCTCATCAAGATGATGGACGAACCGAGCACGTTCTGGAAATAAAAACCCCCGCAGGATGAACCTGCGGGGAGTCAAGGCAGAGAACAACGAGATATGAGAGAGCACTCCATCTGTCGTAAGTCGTACCTTATCAGGTAATTCGCCAGATGCGAACCCCTAAATGTTGATTTTCAACTGCGGTACGGCACTCTAACGTGTAATTTTTCCGTCTGGCGACCGCTCGAGCCTGCGTAGCAGCAAGCGCGGGTTTTAGGGTAGGGACGAAGACTGACATGCCCACGTCCCACTGGTCCCAATCTACCGAAATCGGTAGGCCGTCTGGAAATAGATCGTCAAGCCTAGGCGCCCGCATCGTCCGGCTCAGGCAGCTGCATGTTAATCACATAGGCGTTGATCGCGGACAGCTGCATCTTCGTACCCTTGTCGATACGCACCTTCTTGTACTCCACCTTGTTAGTCTTGGCGATGTCAGCGAGGATACCCTTAGCGTTTAGCTGCTGGTCTACGCACCACTTCTGGAACGGTTTCGGTATCAAGAACAGGTTATGCGTATCAGGTTCCCAGCGAGCGATCAGGGCGCCCCGAGGTGTGGCGTCTGGAACAACGAACTCATTAGCCACTGGATCATCTTTGGCGGCGCGCAGGGTGCTGTTGATACGCAGTACGTCGTTCCAATTCTCCGTGATGTACTGCGTCAAGTACTCAAGGCTGTCGCGTGTATTGCCCTCGAAGTAGGCTAGACGCTCACGAATAAGATCAACCACCAGATCAAACACCCGCGTCATATCGAAATCAATCAACCCGATACGTTTAGCGATCATGCCGCCCGCTAGGTAGGCCGCGAGAGATGCAGACACCATACGGTTTTTAGAGGATAGGCCTGTTAGCGCGTCAAGGCGCTCCTGCGTGGTCTTCAAGAACTGCTTCACTTCGTCCTTATTGTCCACTACCCACTGTATATACACAGGCCCAGCTACGCCGTAGGCCTCCGTGTTGATGTCGTTCTGGAACTTATCCGCCACGGTTTTGGGGTGCGGGTAGATGTAGTCTTTGATGTTGATCTCGAACACGCGCTCACGCTCCGCATCCGGCTGCGCCTTGTTGGCTTCTAGGATAGCCATCATCGAGGCGTTACCCGAACTCACGGCAGTCAGGAACCATGGCTCACCTCGGGTGCGCTCCTCGTTGCTGCCACCAGACATACGCATACGCTGCCGACCTGCGGAGAGAGAATACGCGATGATACTCGCGTCGGAAGGATTACAGTTGGTAAGCTCGTCGATGTAGACCGGCAGGTTCTTCATAACTTCAAACCGGTGGAACGTAGACGCCATCGTGTCATCGTGCTTAATCATAAGCCCGTCGGGCTTACCGTATACTCCGGCAGCGGCCAGCTTCGTGGTAGATTTACCGAAACCAGTAGGACCGTCTAGGTGCAAGAGCATAGCGTTAATCGGGGTGAACTCCATGAGCGGCGCACCGAAAGCGCTGCAGATTATGAGCTGGTGCAGCTCCATGCCGTCGTGGTTGAAGAAGCCGATCATCTTCTTCCACTGCTCCAGTGTCCCCCGCGGCTCCATATACTCTGCTAACACGCGTGTGGTTTTTGTGGCGGGGTTGTGACGTATGCGGCCGGGGAAGTATTCGTTGTCGCCGAGGACGAACGACTTCATGTCTTTAGTCCACCCGAACTGGCGGTGCGACATATCGGCAGGCTCTTTAGCTTGTAAATGATCGACGTAATCCATGATGTAATATCCTATGTTTTCCCATTGTTTCTTGCTTCGGGCTGTTACGCCTTTGGCGCTCAACGCTTCACGCAGCTTATCCATCGCGTTGATAGAACTCTGCGGTACGCTGAACTCGCGCACACCGTCCTGCGGAAGGTGCAGACGTATGACGACGGAGTCTCCTGTGTCCCGATCAAACACGCGTCGGGTGACATACAGGTCGTGGTGATAGACTAAGATGTCGTCCGGATCACCATCATCGTTGACTGCATGTTTGTACACGCCTCCCTTGACGCCCCTGAGGTACGGGTCGGGTGGCTTCGGCACCACTATGATCTCGGTAACGCCCTCCGCCTGCGTAGGCTTCGGTACTTCTACGGTACGCTCCTCGTCAGTCTCTGCTGCTTTAAGCTCGCGACCTAGCACAATCGGGGACTTGATCTTGTTGAAATGCGGACAGCTTGCGCATACTCCGGGATTATAGTCATCGAAAGTAGCGCAGAGGTACGGACCTTTGATCCGCCGTGCCTTGTCTTCCGTAGTGTCAGGGTCGTAGTCGGGATGGTCTTTAGACACCGCATGTATCGCTTTAGACGCATCTTCGCAGTGTGCTGCGATAGACAGCGTAGCGCGCCACAACGGCTCACTAACGTCGGCTTGGTTAGTGGCGGCATGCATAATCTGAGCGCACCCGTCCTTACGGGTCAGTATCATCTTGAAGTTGTTTGTATGGTTCCCCAGCAGCTGTTCCGTAATCGCACGGTGCTTCATAGGGATGTGCATCTTCGGTTTTGTGATCACGTCGCCGAACTTGGACGCGAACTCCTCGAACTTCACCACGCTTTTACCCGCCTGCATTAACACAGTAACTGGTGATGGCGGACTGTCTTTGTGGTTCCGCGTACCCGGTATGCGCAGAATACGCGCCGCGTCTGCAGGGACTACGTAATCCATAGGGAAATTGTGTTGCTTAGCTGAAGCCTTGATCTTGTCAGCTACGGGCTGCCACTCGTCCCGCGTCAAGTCACGGTCCATAACCCAGTATACGTGGACACCGCGCCCACTGCTAACCAGCAGGGGCTTCGGTAGCGCCATACGCATACAGAAATTCTGCAGGGACTGCAGGGCTGTGACCTGATCGGGGTACTCTTTCGAGGGGCCGCAATCTAAATCTAGAAAGAACGTGCGCAGGGCTCTCGCGTTGTCCGCGGTCCGATCTGCATCCGTCGTGAACGTGGCTGTACCGAAATAGGTGTCCCAGCCCTGCTCGTCATAATCTAATGCCGCATCCGCAAGCGCAGGTATTGTTTTGTAGAACTCCTGCTTCTTGCGTCCGGTTTCGCGGTTAAATACCCACAGGCAGTAATGCCCCTCAGTAGCCAACACACGATATAAAAAAGGTAGTGTATCCATTCCGCTGCTCTCTCCCGCCTAGTGTTGGGTAGGCGGGGCAACTGTGCCCCGCCTGTTCATATTAGTCATCCCAACTTGCAATAACGCTCGTTACGGCGACCTCTGTAGGTTTCGGGCCTTCTGCCTTGGCCGCTACCCGTGTTGGTTCAGCGACATCCCCCACTTTCGGTGCAGGTTTGTCGTCGGTGTCTACGACATCGTCAACTTCAACGGCTGCTTTCTTAGGGGCAGCGGCTTCGCTCTTGTCCTGCTGATATACAGTCAGAGTAATGGCCTTCTTAACGTCGTCATGTTCAGCCAGCTCCAACACAGAACGCAGCTCTTCATCTTCCAGAGGACGCGAAGGCTTGAAGTACATCTTCGGCGTCTCGCTGTTCTCGTCAAAATACACGGTCGTAACGAGCCCGATGATAGGCATCTCGTTTGCATCCAAGAACTTAGCGTAGGCTTGCATGCCCATCTTGCCGTCCTTGCCATCACCAAACAGAGACGTAGCAGGAAGCTGCATTTGGTAGACCTTATCGAGAGAGCCTTCCACGGCGACCGCAAGGCGAACACTGAACCGGCATGCGCGGCTCTCACCTTGGCCAGACCCTTTGATATTCATAGGGCAATCGCGGCATGCCACGGCCTTACGCTGCGCAGCGGGTACGGCTGCGTCTGGCTTCTCAGAATCAGGCGACCAGCAGCTAGGCGGTGCAGGGTTCTCAGGGTCATACGCACCTGCGAAGTATGTACGGCCGATCTTGGATGTGCCCAGCACGATGATGTTCATGCTGCCTGACGAGTTAACACGAACCTGCTCGCCGTTAACCATTTCGCGGAAACGTCCGCCCTTGATACTAATGCGACGGCTCGTACCGCCACCACTGCCACCCGATAGGGTTTTGTTGACCGCCATCAGCTTCTGGAACAGGTCTGATGAAATCAGGGAATTGCCTTTAAAGGCGGAAAGGTCGGTGCTCATTTGTCGTTCTCCTCGACTTTGTTGTATACGCTCACGTCAAACCGGTTCGGCGCAGATGCCTTCTTCGGTTCGGAGGCCTCGAGCAAAGCCTCCTCTACCAGATTGAGGTTGAACCTATAGGTACCATCAATCTTGATATATGTACTAGCGGGTATCTTACCGGTCCGCACCCAAGTGCGTAGGGTTGACACGGACACTTTGAAATACTCCGCCACTTCCTTGATAGGCGCGTAATTGCCTGCCATCATTTCTTCCTCACGTTAACGACGTATTCTACGTCGGTGTTTAGACCCGGTGGCACAACTTCTGGGTTCTCTTCCAGAAACTGTTTCACTACGCCTTGGTTTAGCCGCTTCTCTAAGAACTGCGGGACATCATGCTGCATCACGAAACGATGCATAGAGTCCCAATCGCTCGTCCAGTAGCGCGTTTTTGTCGTACGGTAGAAGATACCCTCAGTAGTTCGTGCGCTCTCCACACCGTGCTCGGCACAGTAATCCAAGAGGGCCCGCTTCACCGTGTCGAGTTGATCGGTCAGTGCCGCATCCTCATCCTTAAACTTAGTCGCCAGCTCAGCACGGGCGTCACGGATTTTTATGTACACACGGGTCAGTTTTTCCACCGAAAGATCGGCTATATCAGTGCTCATTGTCGCTCTCCAGCCTAGTTATATGTAGTATATAATATCAAATACTACGCTAGTCAAGCAAATCTTTGTAGAGATCGAGAACTTTTGCATGCACGTCGATACGCCCGTCCAGTAGACTATAAATGCGGCGCTCCACTTGTGAACTCTCCAACTGCACAACGGTACACTTGGACGTCTGCCCTGAGCGGTGAATACGCGCGTTAGCCTGTGCGTATGTCTCGAGAGACGAAGTAGGTGCCCACCAAACTATCGTGTTGGCAGCGGTCAGCGTCACCCCATGGGCCGCAGCTTGCGGCTGGATAACTAGAACCCTCGGGTCAGCCTCGGTCTGGAACCGCTTGAATATCTCGGTCCGGTTACCTGCACTCACATCACCTGATATCGTCTCAGTAGATACACCGTCAGCCCGAAGGCGCTCGGTCAGCATACGGATCGTACTCTTAAAAGGCACGAAAATTAGTACCTTTTTGGAACTCTCGTCGATAACCTCGCGCAGAACCTTATAGCGTTCGGAGATGTCGAACTCTAATGTATCGCCGTCATCCGTATACACCGCACCTGCGCTTATCTGCAGTAGCTTATTCATCTTGATAGCGGCGTTCACTGCCGTGATCTCGGCCCCTGCGGCCTCCATGACCATGTCTTTCTTCAGCTTGGCGTAATACGCTTCCTGCTGCTTTGTCATAGGGACATGTCGTTTGGTGTACACAATGTCTGGCAGGTCTAGGCACTCGTCTTTTGAGAACCGTATCGCTGGCTGCAGTACGCGGTGCACGGTTGACACTGCGTCGGCCTTGTTGGCCCACTTGAACGGTGTGATTTTGAACTGCACCATGTCTCGGAACGATCCGTAGTAGCGTGGTACACCCGACGGGGTTACCAGCTTAGCCAGCCCATACGCGTCCACGGGCGACTGCGCCGCTGGCGTACCTGTCATAAGCCACAACCACGTATCCGGTGTGAGCAGTCGGTGCAGTATCTTCCAGCGTTTACTCTGCGAGTTCTTATAGTGTGAGGCTTCATCGACGATGATGAGATCAAACGCACCGTTCCTAATCTCTTCCTCTACGATACCGATACCGTCGTAGTTGATGATGATAAACTCGGCCGCGCTGTTCACGATCTTCTTACGTTTCGCCGCAGCGCCATAGGCGATATCAACAGTACGGTGCATCGCAAACGTAAATAGGTCAGCCCGCCATGCCGAATCCATAATAGACAGAGGGCACACCACGAGGACGCGGCGCACGAGTTTCTGCTTCATGAGGAAGTCAGCCGCCCAGATAGCGGACGCGGTCTTGCCGGTGTTCCCAGACAAGAAAACACACCCATTGCGACGGAACAGCAGGTATGTTGTTGGGACTTTGAAGCAATACTTAAACCCGTCTGTTGACGGTTCAACGTTCATAGTCGCGTCTGTTCCGCGGAGGTACAAACGTTCGGTCCCTCTGCGAACTTGGACTGTGTATTCGACGCCACCGCGGCGCTCGCGACATGTCACCCTTGCAGTGCCACCGCCGGCGCTCCTTTGCGACGAGAAGGCAAACTGGATGAAGTCAGCAGACGCCTTGGAGGATGTCGAAAACCTCTCTCCGCGTGTTGTGCATCCGTCCCAATACAAAACTTCGCTGGTTATAATGTCGATCTGCTGGGATGACGCTTTCCAAAATTCAGGCCCAAACTCTTTCCACCGTTCAGGTGCGTAGAATGTGAACTTTGAAAATCCGTCTGGGTTACAGGGCTTTTCAACGTATTCGATACCGGCACGATCAAGAATGTCACGCAGACGTAACTTCTTGCGGTCTTTTTTCAAACGCACCGCGCAGTGCTTTGTTCCACTTCCAAAGTACCCATCGGCGATTGTGGCAACAAGAACGCGCAACTCGGCGTCACTGTACGGCATTTTACTTTTTGGGATGTAGCGAAACGTGCTTGGTATTGTCGCAGAAGAAAACGCGATCGTATCGGTGCCGCTCTTTGTGCCACCGACTTCTTCCCTGTGCCCCTCGTGATACATATGGTGCCGCGCTGCCAGGATTTCGGCGCTAACCGTCTCTGTTTTGCAGTGGTCAGACTTACCGTCTTCCAACAACACACGGTGTTCTGGGCTAAGCAGTTGATCAACACCGTACTTGGTTTTTATGCGGATCATGTCCGCACAAGGCAGCTTGACATACTCGTCAGGCTCAACGAACTCGATCTCTTTCAAGGATGGGTCATACTGCGCAACCTTTCCGCCGGTGTACTCGCTGATCTTAACCCAACCTGTCGGAGACAGGTACTCGGTCTCGCTGTCAACGCAGCCCTGCTCATTAAAACAGAACGCGCGTTTGTTCATCGTCAGGAACTCAGCAGTCGTGCGCTGGTGCGCCATCGGCTTGTGTTGACCGGGCCAGTCGTAGCGGCCAGATATCGGTGCGGGGGCCTTGATATTCAACTCGCGCAGGGATCGAGTTTCATCGACACCCCAGTGCACCAGCACCTCATTGGGCCCTGTTTGCTTGCTCTTCGGGATAACTGTAGTGACAGTTGTTGGATTGCGCAGCTGCAATCGCAGTGCGCGGTTATCGACTATTTCCATGGTGCTCTCCAGATATTATTTTATGTCGGCTATTCCGCCGCGCTTACCCCCACCTGTGGAGGATCGCTTGTTTGTGTAGGCATCGGCTTCTTCTTTGGTAGCGAACCGCGGAAGTCGGCTACCGGTATTAGCCTCGTGTGTGAGGGCCATATCTAGGGCTTGCGACCCCAACCAACGCGGCTGGCTATCTTCGCCCCACCATATCTGCGGGTATACGATCCAAGACCCATCTTCGAGTTGTTCGGTTGCAGTATATTCTGTTGCCTCCATGCCGCCCGGAAGCTGCGCGGGGGTGTTCTTTTGTGGATCGAACGGCGTTAAGCCGAGCATGTCTCGTAGTCCGTACTTCATGGATCAACCCTTCTTCTTCTTGGGGGGCTTACTCAATGCACCACCCCGTGCTCGGTTCTTGCTAGGCGACTCGAGGCGTACCCCATCGGCATTGCTGCCGCCCCGCGCTAGGTCTTTCCTGTGGCTAAGGTCGAGACCCTCACGCGCTTTCTTACCGTGCTTCTTATCGAAGGCTCGACGTGCTTTGGCACGTTCCGCACGGGGGCTCTTCTCGTCGCGTTGCTTCTCTTGCTCCCACTCTTTTTTGTAGGGGCGTGGTTTGTTGACGTATGGCATGGTTCACCTGCTTTGTCCGTTGTGCGGGCATTCTACCACAGGACAGTGCTTACGGCATAGGCCACTTGGTATTGGGTTCCACACGTCTGCCTCATGTGCCTTCTCCATACGCGCATACTTCTTGATCCACGGGGACCAGAGGGAGTCATGGTCGCTAGCATTATAATCGGCGGGTATAAACTTGTCGGCGATCACAAACAGTAGTCCTGCCTTAACGCGTTTCACAGTAGGGAAGTGCGCCATAATAGAGAGAGCCATAAGCTGCAGCTGTCCTGTGTCGGCATAGCGCGCTGACTTACCTGTCTTATAGTCAATGATGAACGCCTTCTCCCCGTCGATGATGCAGAGGTCTACGATACCACGGAACCATACGTCTTTGTCAAAGAACCCGCACGGTGTCAGGTCTTCGCGTAGTCCCATCTTGAGTTCGCAGTGCTTGTCTCCGGGTTTTACCTTCAGTGCATCCAGCATACCTTGCGCAAACGAGAACCGCCCCGGAATCGGAGTGTCATCTCGCATGTAGTTTTCTGCCGCCTCGTGAAACTCTGTGCCGTAGCGCGTAGCCTCAGTCTCTCGGAACGGATGCTCCTTCATCACGGTGACGTGATAGTATTGCTTCGGGCACGTCTCGAAGTTCTTCATCCTGCTGTAGGACCATGCGCCTGCTTTACTCATGCTTGCTACTCCTCATATTCCAGTCGCGCCTTCACCACAGCGCGTACGTTTGCGTCGGTGTCGTTCTGCATAAGTACCAAGCTGGCCATGGGTAGTAGCCTGTGGGATGCGGCTATCTGCCGCCCGCGTTGGCAACTAGAAAACGACAGCGAGACTAGTAACTCTACAATGCGCGGCACCACGGACGGGTGCGGGTCCAGCCCGATCATCGTCAGCTCCCACTTGAGCGCGTCGTCGTCATCAACTACCATATCGTTTTCCTACATCTGATTCACAGTTAACGGGCAAGCCAGCGGCCCAGTCGGGTGTCCAACGCATACATTGTTCGATGTACGCTTGGGCTTCTTCGATCTCTTCGTTGCGTACACAGGACACAACGGAGTCGTGAACAGTTAACACCACCCGATACCTTTTGGCAATCTTTATCATCTGTTCACCGACAATAATACGTGCCAGCGCCTGCGTCACGTTCTCGATAACCTTCCCGCCGTAGATGTGGTTTGGGCCTCGGCGAGTTTTATAACTGTACTCGTAACCACGCTCGCCTTGCTCACCCTTGAGGTCAGCGTAGTTGATGTACAGTCCGTTCGGTAACCCTATACCAAATCGGTCAGCGTCCACGTTCAACACCCCAGCCCGCCCAAATTGCACAGAGTCACCCTGCACCATACAACGTATCGTGGTGTCCGCCTGTTTCCACAGGCCGCTAATCTTATCGTTCGTCTGCCGATAAATGTCGATGATCCGCTTGGCCTCGTCGAGTTCAACCTCGACACCTGCCTGTAGCTTAAGGAACAGTTGGAGTTTGTGGTGCCCAACGCCGTAGCCCGCGCCCAAGATCACGACCTTCCCCACCTGCCGCTCTTGGTTGTCGATGTCGGCCTCGTCCTTACCGAATATCTTTCCGGCCATGCGCTTATAGACGTCACCGTTATCGGCGAATGTCTGCACCACATCTTCTTGCTCAGCCAGCCATGCGAGCACCCGCGCTTCGATCTGTGCGGAGTCGGCGTCGATCAGGGTGTATCCTGCGGGGGCCACGATAGCCCGCTTGATCTGCTTCGCGTTCTGCCCACGGCTCGGCAGGTTCTGCAGGTTGATCTTATCTGACCCACCCCAGCGACCTGTGTGCGCTGCGTAATAACGTATTGGTACAGGTAGCGAGCCGCGCTTGGCGATACCGATAAACCTAGCGGTGCGCGTCTCTTCTATCGTTGACTTGTTTCCTAGACGTGCGGCCATAAGCGTCTGCACACAGTCATCGTCATGGTCCAGCAGGGCTATGAACTCCTCGTCGCCCTTGGCGAAGGCGTAGGTCTCCTTGCCTGTTGTCGGGCTAATCTTCATGGGAGGGGTCACATCTAGTTCACGCAGCATATCGGCGAACTTGTTGTTGGACATGAGGTCTTTCTTGTCGAGGATTTCCGCATCCGTGAGCAGTTTCTTCTTGCGTTCTATCACGCTAGTCAGGTGCTTCTCGAGGTGCGCTCGGTCCAACTCCAGCACGGGGTCCGTGAACATACGCAGGGTCAGATCGACCAGCTTTAGTTCGTCTTGTGGGAACCCCGCGGCCATCATCTTGTTGAAGATCATATACGTCAGGTCCACGTCGTTGATGCAGTATTTACCATACGCGTCGATCTCCTCCTGCGTGAAGTCAGTGCGGCGCTTGCCCAAGGCATTCAGCACCTCTGTGCCCTTCTTACCTACCCCGTAGCGTTCGGCCAGTGCTTTCAAGCTATGAGACACCTCAACACCGTTCAGCGCCCGTGACATGAGCATCGTATCCGCCAACGCTTTCGGCTTAATACCGCATCGCCATGACAAGATCGCGCCGTCGAACATAGTGTTCTGGCAGAGCATCATCGCGTTATCCCAAGGAAGAGAATGCAGGTGGGCCAGAATCTCGCTTGCCTTACCCGTCACCCACACGGCAGGTTCGTCATCCACTTTGGTAGACACACCGATAACTTGAAACCGCGGGTCGCGTATATACTCCTCTGTCGTCATCTTGGAGAGGCTGTAGTCCCTATCGTAATAGGTCTCAAAATCTGATGTAATTAGATGCATTTCGTTTCCTTTTCCGTTGCGCCTAATCTGGCGCGTTGCTATTAATCTTTGGTGGGGCGCTCAATGGCTGCAAACGCGATTGTATTGGTTAACGTGCTGCCAAATGCGCTGTCGTTCCGACTCATTTTAACCTCGCCTCACACGATATCTCAGACAGCTTCGCCTCGGCCTTACGCCATGCCGCCTCAAATTCTGTGGCGCGGTCCTGCGCTTCAGCCAGCCTCGCCTCGGCAGACCATGCTCGTAGCGCCCACTCCTCCTTGGTCATTGCGTCTACTCTGTAGTCAGCCATTGTCTTGCTCCTTAACTACATTGCGGATTTGGCCCAGCGCTTCAGACAGGGC